AATGTAAAGTTTGTAAAGGCAAAGGGTATCATAAATTAAGTTGCCCTAACAATGATAAAAAACCAATAAAGATAGGTGTTGATATTAAACCAAAACAAAAAAATAACCCCTAAAATAGTTGTCTATTTCAAAAAAAGTTCGTATCTTTATTATATAAAGAGAGAGAAATAATACTAAATATATAAAGATGATGAGTAAAGAAGACAAAATAAAAGGAGTTATTACAGATATACTGTGGATGGCAATTAGGTATGCTGATGGAAGACACACCTATGCACCATCAACGGTTAGACGAGCAGTTAAGGTTATTAAAGAAGTTTATCCAGATTTTAAAATAACGGAAGACATAACCCTTATACAACCAAATGAAAAGGATTTATTTGGCACCTCTTCTAAAGAGGATTATTTATATGACTTAGTAAACCAAAATAAAAAAGGTGAGTAAAAGAAAATTATCACCAATGGAAATTCTTGAAAGGGCAAAACATGATAACCTATGGGAAGACGGTGCTGGGTTTGATGGAGAATCTCAATTTCATCCCAACTCAAAAGGACAATTATTTCATGAGTGGGTAGGAGAAAAACAAGCTTTATTTGTGTTAGAAGAAGATCGAGATTATTTAGGAAATAAAACAAAACAAAGGTGAGTAAAAACTAATTAAGTTTATAGTTGCTTACCCGAGTTATTATTCGTATCTTTATTATATAAAGAGAGAGATAATAATATATAATAAAAGATATGACGTACGACACATTAGTAAAAATACTTAGACGAGACAACCCCATTGCAAAATACACAGAGATGGGTTCTCTCAATAGGAAAACAGGTAAGCGTAACTACTATACAGTAACTCGTAACCTTGTAAGAGACACCTTCTCTTGTGATTGTCCAGCGGGTCAGTTCAGACGATACAATCAATGTAAACATGTTACTAATCTTCGTGCAAAAATACTTGTGTGAATAGTTGCCTTTACAATATATAGTTCGTATATTAAGGTATAAGATTAAGAGATCAGAAATAAGAATTAATAATTAAAAAATAAACAAAATGGCAAGAGCTAAAAAAACCCCTCAGTATCAATACGGAATCGAAATTACTAAACCTTTTTCAAAAGCAATGTATGATCATAATGATGCAGTCGCAGAAGTATTAAAACTAAATATTCAATTTGCTTGGAATGATGCATTCAGATTAGCAGAGATGGAATTCATTAATTATCTAGAAGAAGATCAGGAAGGGATGCTCTTTACTGATTCAGATTGGGATAATGCTAGCCAGGTAATGCAAGATCTTTCTAAAGGTATTACTGTTACTGGTTATGGTGGTGGGTATACTATTCAAGATGTGCAAGATGATTTCGATAGAGATCTAGAGTATATGGAGAACTGGCAATTGCATGAGACTTATGCAGAGCTACTTCACGATGGTATTGTTCCTAAAATGGATGTGCACATCGGTGATGGCGCTACCTTAGGAGCTATGATGGTTGGATTCGATAATAAGAATAATCCATTGATCCAAGATTACGCTCCTGTGTATAATTTGTTTGATTTTTATGCAGATCAAATAGAGGTACCTTGCTCAGCTCTTTTAGATGGTGAGATGGCTAACGAATCAGATAATATACAATAGTATGAAGTGTGTAAAGTGTCGCGAAGATGTACCTAAGGCAAGGTTAAGAGCATTGCCTGGTACTAAGACATGTGTCGAGTGCTCTGACGTAGAACGTAATTATGTTCGAACTATTATATCTGGTAAGACTACTTACTCAGAGATAGAAGTTATCAAGAATAAAGATACTAAAGAATATCTTAAGAGATTAGATGCTAAAGGTAGAACCGGGTTCGGATCTAGTTTATATAGAGCTAGTAAGAATAATCCTGGACCTAAAGCTTCTGAACTATCTACGCGCCCGCGCGTCGCTCGTAAGCTACCTGAATTTACTAGAGCTAATTTTGAGAATGTTTTGCAAGAAGCTATGCTTTGGCTGGATGATAAACCTTATGCGATTAAAAAGGTAGAGAGTGCTTATAAAGATGAAGTTATATCTGGTATTCAACGAAGACAGATAATTGAAATATTAGATACTTTCAATCCTACTTCAATAGATAAAGTAAAAGAAATAAAATCTGAACCTGTAGATAGCGAGATTCTATACGCGTTCAAAAATTGGAAACATTAGTGAGCGAAATTATGGGATTTCATAAACGTTGGATAAATATAGATCAGATTAAATTACAATATAGTATTGGTGGTATCGATGCAGTTAAGAATTACCTTGACTCACCAGATGCTCTTATTATTACAGATGACGAGTCGTCGGATATACTAGATAAGTATCGTGATAAAGTATCTGATCAAGAGTTAGATAAAACAATAAATAAGTATATATGTATATAAATGGTCGTAAAATAACTCTAGAAGAGTTACAGGTGTTAACAGGTAAGTTAATAGGTTCGCTAATAGATGATCTGTATAAGAATATATTATTAGATGGCGTTGAGATACATGTACCTGGGGTTAAAAAGAAACAGCGCGCTGTTCTTAATAAAATGATAGAACATTATGTTGAACGAGAAGAGTATGAGAAGTGTGCTAAACTTCGCGACATGATACAATTTTAATTAAAGGGGGAAGTCGAAAAACCTTATTAGAGTAGACACTATAAACAGCTTGCATCTATAACTGCTAAAAAACGATGGCTTACAACCGCAATCAAAAACATTCTTGGCAAAAGGATGCAAAGAAAACAGTTCACAATCAGAAGAAACCTTTCAACCCGGGTCGTTACGGCAAGGTATGGGGATCGATGAGATTTGAACATGACTGGGATAGAAAACCAGAAGGGGATTCATATGGTCCTGTAATCGGTAAAATATTTATCGGAGACAGATATCATGAGTTAACATTCTCTGAAACTAATAAGCTAATTGATACGTTGACAGATGCTCAACTCTCACATAACGTAGGAGTACGTATGGGTAGAACTAATCAACATGCTGGTATTAAAGACTCAATGGCCCATATGGTGCCAACAGGGAAGGAGGGTCGCACAGATTAATATCGTGAAAGAGTTGCCTTTCTGCAATTTTTTTATTATATTAAGTATATTATATAATATTAGTAATAATGTTAATAAGAGTAATATAAAAAGAATTAACTAATTATTAAAAATATATAATATAAATAGATTAATAAGGGATACTATGGATAAGAAAAAGAGACTGAAACATATAGCTGATAGCTTATTAAAGAAGCAAGATCAAGCTGATGCATTACGTGACTTAGGTAGACGTAATCCTGATGCAGCTAGTGCTATAGATAACATCATGGCAGCTTTTGGGCCTGTAGAGAATGTTATTGAAGTACAGGAGCATATTAATAAATTCGAATCTGTAGTATCCTTAATTAGAGAGAATATTACGAATAGTAAAGGTTATAATAACTTTTCACAGTCTGAATATAAGGAAGATAAAATGGTTGTGTTTGAGATAAAGCATAAAATACTTTCTATTAATCAGATAGATGTAGAAGATCTGAAAAAGGTAAATAATATTTATAAGAAACATATAAATATTCAGAGTATTTTAAAAGGTAGATAGATATTTATAAATGAGTAAATAGAAATTATATATAGTATGGAGATTAAAGTGGAACAACAAGAGGGTGCAGGTAGATTAAATGCTGTCGAGTTACTGCAAGGTAATTCAAAGCTGAGATTATTCGAATATACTCAAGAGGAGTATGATGATTTCTGTAAGGGGTTCGATGCGTCGTCTGTAAGGGATATGCTTGAATCCGTCTCCACAGCACTGCAGGTAGAGCAACCAGATACAGAGCTTGTTAACTATCTCATAAACTATATACGCACACTCACACAATCAGATCTAAAACGCTTTGAAGATGTTGTAGAAAACTTCACAGAGCAAAATCCTAACATGTTATGGAATATGATATCGTTAGATGATAAAGAGCTTTACAAGACTCCGGAAAAGTTTTATGAGTGGCTTTCATCACTAAATGAGACAGAGATGGAAGAGTGTATATATAAAGCTGCTGATGGTAAGAAAATACATCCACCTGCGTCATATAAATTTATACCTGATACACCACAAACCAAGGTACAGATATTAGATGGATACATTGCAATAAGTTCTTCAAATTTAAAAGCATTAGATAAGTTTAGAGATAGAGTTCTTAAGTCAAACAACCTCATTTATGAGCATCGTATTAAAACACATGAGGGTGTTAAAATACATAGCTATATATTTAATATGGATAAAACTAGTGATTAATAAAATTTAAACATATATATAATATATGAAGGTAAAAAAAGAGAAAATAGTATACCATACGGAAGTTATAAATGGTAAGATACATATGGAGTGCAGATGTTGCGGTTCATTAAGAGAGGTTGGTGGTAATGTTACAGCTACCACATGTGATGTATGTGTAAGAGAATCGTACAACGCACAATTTCCATATACACCATCTACAGGTTATAAACCTACAGGTAAGCCTAGAGGTTGGGCATTCATGAAAGAGTTTGTAGATAAAGGTGGTAACGTTTATCATAGAGGTAAAGAGCAACCCGGGTTGAAAGGTACTCTTAAACCTACCATCATAAAACCTAAAGTTAGTAAACCTAAACTAACAAAATCTCAAAAGCAGCGAATTAAAACAGATGCATATGCTGCAATCCATAGATTAAAAAAAGAATTAAAGAAAGCTCGATTCAAAAAAGATCTTAAGCGACTTAATTCAGAAATAAAAAAACAACAAAAACTTATTAAATAATAGTTGGAATATTGTAATTATTTTCTTATATTGTATAACATTAAAACAATAGGAGAAAAATTATGACCCATAGAGACCGAGTATACAAAGCTCTTAAGAGCGAGTGTGAATCAGAGATAAATGAAGCATTGTTAACATTAGATATGTGTTTTAAAAATGCAGTTGCAATAGGTGAACATACCTCTGGACACTTTTTAGAAGAAGCTACTAAAGCTTTAGAGAAATTAACAGATGGTAGAGATAAATTAGATACACTTAACACGTATTATAATATTGACCCTCTATTAAGTAAAGAAATTTTAAATGATTAATATGAGAGATAGTACAGATTTAGTTTTAACATTCGCACTACTACTTTTGTGCTCCGTGTTTACCTTGTCTACATTGGTTAGTTACGAGAGAAATATTACAATGCTTGAAGAGAGTGTATGTGATAAGCAATCTACAATAGATAGTTTAACTAATGTTATTGATTCGCTTGAACATAAATTAAATACATTCAACATTAAACATCAATATAAAGAAATCAAGCGAGAGTTTAAAGATATACTTGATGCAATTATATTTGTTGAGAGTAGTTATAACGATTCAGCATATTGCGCTAGTGAAGATGCTGTAGGATGTTTACAAATCAGACAATGTATGGTTGATGATATTAATAGGATACTAACTAAACGAGGTTCAAGCTCACTTTACTCGTATAGTGATAGATGGGATAGAGATAAATCCACACAAATGTTTACTATTTACTGTAAATATTATAAGTTAAATGGAGCAGAAGAAATGGCAAGGTGTTGGAATGGTGGACCGAGAGGTGTTAATAATCCAGCAACGCAAAGATATTGGAATAAAGTAGAAACAAAAATAGAGGAAGCATATGCACTTAGATGAAACACAAATAGCTAGTAACTGGAACGAGTTAATGGATGTTATAAACCGAGAATTTACCGGTGATCGTAAAGATAAATTAATAGAAATGTACACGTTCTTTGAGGAGCGAATGATGTTAATGCCTGCATCAAGTTTTGAACATTACCATAACTGCTTTGCAGGTGGATATGTAGACCATGTACTTAGGGTTATTAAAATTGCAGATGCAAATCATACTATGTGGACAACAATGGGTTCAGATTGTAGCGGATATACACGTGAAGAATTAATATTTGCTGCACTTAACCATGACCTAGGTAAGATAGGTACACGTGATTTAGAAATGTATAAACCTAATCCTTCTGAATGGCATAGAAAAAATCAAGGTAAGATTTATGAAATTAATCCTGAAATACCTTTCATGTCTGTACCAGATAGATCGCTATTACTACTACAAGAGTTTGATATTAAATTTTCTCAAAATGAGATGATGGGTATTAAGTTGCATGATGGGCTATATGATGATTCAAATAAGCCATACTTCATAGCATTTAGACCAGAGTCTAGAATGAGAGTTAATCTACCTATTATATTACATCATGCAGATCATATGGCATCACAGATAGAGTATGAGAAGTGGAAGGGTAGTTCAAACACATCTATCAAAGAAACTAAAAAGGTAGCTCGAAAAGCATATAATAGTAAGACTGTTAGCGGTGCGAGTGATTCTGCAAAAGATATGTTTAAAGATTTATTTGGAGACGCGAAATAATGGTGTGGGTATTAATAACGGTGAGTGTTCTTTTTATTGTTAGTGTATATATAAACATAAACTTACTAATAAAAACAGAAAGATTAGATTCAGAGCTAACAGATGTATCACTAACATTAGCAGATGTACTTACCACTGTGGAGCAAGTATATCAAGATATGCAAGTGATAGATAGCAGAGGATCTTTTGAATCAGACGATGAAGTGGGACATATATTTAAAAGTTTAAAGCAAGAGACAGATATGTTACGTGAGAAATATATTGGAGATAAAGATGGAGCAAAGTAGCCCTGTAGAGATGTTCTATGAGAAAATAGAGACAAACAAGATACAAGCTGCGTTAAGCGCTAGTATGGATACAAGACCTAAGCGTGGTAGACCGAGAAAGAATAAACTTTACTTTACTCAGGATACTGAAGATGCTATTATTGCTTATAACGAAGATTCAAGTAACGCGTTACGTAACAAGGTGTTTAATGATTACATACATAAGCCTTTGTTTAAGATGGCAGAAAATCTAATACATAGGTATAAGTTTTATCACTTCGATGCAGCAACTAAAGATGTACAGCATGAGGTGATTGCGTTCTTGTTAGAGAAGCTACCAAAATATACACAAGGTAAAGGTAAAGCATTTTCATACTTCAGCATTGTTGCAAAAAATTATCTAATTCAAAATAATTATAAGCATTACAATCGTAAGAAAGGTAAAGCAGATGTGCTTGAGATTGATAACCAACGCAATATTACTAATGAGTCAATTCGTGGAGAGTATCAATCTGAGGTACAGGATTTTTATCACCTGTTTATAGAGCATGTTGAGGATAATATTGACACAGTCATAAAGTACAAACGAGATATACCAATCGCATATGCAGTATTAGAGATATTTAAGACTTGTGAGAACATAGAGACATATAACAAGAAAGCATTATATATAATGGTTCGTGAGATGGTTAATGTAAAAACACAGTATATCACCCGCGTTGTAAATATATTAAAAGAAGAATATAAACGGTTATGGTTAGTCTATAGAGGTGTATAATCGTGTTGTATTAAACGTAAGAAAGCGACTGCTAATACCGGGCGCTTTTTTATTTTTGTATATTTATATGTAAGGGGCATATTATGAGTGAAGAAAACAATGATGAGATATTTGAAGGTAAAACATTTGAGAGTTTGTTAAAAGATATATACACAAACTCAACAAGGAAAGAAACTCAAATACAAATACTTATAACAGAGTTAAAACCGATGATAAAAAATATTGGTGATGCTGTTATAATTGTTCCGTTAATCAAGGATTACATGGAAATAGCTGTGAAGAATGATGAAGCATTAATAAAGATGGCTGCTATTGTTACTAAAGCTAGTTCACGCTCTGGTAGTGATGATGGTTTAATATTAACTGATGCTGAAAAGGAGCAACTCATTGCTCAAGTAGAGAGAGTGGGAGCAGTTAAATAATGTCTAAATATTCTGACAATGAAAGCTTCCCAGATATAAGTGTTGGGGGATTAAAGAGTGGTAATAAACAACAGTCATTCAATGATTCAGAGAGTGCAATAGCAAGTATTATAAAAGTACTGTCCGGTGAGGATGGTGGTTATAGAGGGGTTGGTGATGTTATAGGAAATATAATGACAGATCAACGTAACTTAATAAATATAAATCTATCACCAATGAACCCCCACCTTTTTACAATACCACTACCTAATGAGAAAGTGCATTGTATAAAGGATGGTAAAACTGGTAACTGGTATTACACTGGGATTGTTTCTAAAAAGGGTATGGTTAATCATATGCTTAATGCTAACAACCCGATATATAAACCTGACGGTGATCCATACACAGGGGAAACATTTGTTTCACTACCTCGAAGTGTGAGATCACTTGATTTGTATGAAGGAGATGTTGTTATGCAAGGTAGGTTTGGACAAAGTATTAGATTTTCTGCATCTAATCCTACAACAACACTCCCATGGGAAAGCCCTACAAACTCCATATCACCTATAACAATAATACGAAATGGTTACTTACCTGTTGAAGACTTTGAAACTGATTCAGCAGGCATTTGGCTAACATCTAATCAACATGTAGAAATACCTCTACAAGCAGATTTACCACCTAACTTACGGAGTACACAAGATAGGTATGGCGCTGGGCAAGTTATTATAATGAGTGATAGGCTTATATTAGGATCAAAGACGGATGATATTTTATTATCATCTAAAAAAACAATAGCTTTATGCACACAGTTATGGGTACATGAAGTAGATACAGTATTAGATACATTACACGCGTTAATAGATGAGGTAAAGAAGTTATCAACAGAGGTAAAGACTCAAGCTATAGCAAGCTCACAGCAAACTTTCCCTGTACCTGGTATAGGATCAACATTATTAAGTGTTCAATCTCCTAGATTTGCATCATCCTTCCAGAATACAATACGCATTGAAACAAAACTGTCACAACTTAAAACAAATATAGAAGCATTAAAGCAAAAATAACATAACTGTATATTTATTATATATACCATAGATGTGGAGATTATTATGAAGATGAACAAACTAGCAGCAGTAATTAAAAAGATTGTACGAGAAGAAGTACAAAAAGAAGTGCGTAACATATTAACAGAGCAAAAGCTTACCCCTACAAAGGATAATAAGCATATGTCATTAACAGAAGCGTTAACACAGACGGAGACAGAAGCGTATCCAACAATGAAAACATTTAATGCAGGAGATGCGAGAGCAGGATTTGCAGCAATGCAAAATGGAATGGGAGCAGCTCCTAGTACACTGGTAGGACATAACGGACAAGTGGTGTCTGCAGATAGAGTAGATCCTTCTGTAACTAAAGCATTAACACGTGATTATAGTAAATTAGTTCAGAGGTTTAAGAAATAGCATATGGCAAAATTAGTACCTAAAATATATCCAAATGATTCAACATCCAATCCTGTTGGTGTTGGATTCCCTCTTGTAGTAGGTTCACCAAATCAGAATTACACTACAACAGCGCAGGTACACGACAATTTACGTAACTTAATTTTAACCATGAAAGGTGAGCGAGTGATGCAACCAACATTTGGTAGTGATATATATTTATTATTATTTGAAAATATATATGAAGAACAGCTAACAGAATCAGCAACTACTGCAATTAAGGATGCTGTTGCTTTATGGATGCCATTTGTTACAATTGGTGAGGTTAATGTAGTATCTGACAAAGATAACAATAGAACAACAATACAAGTACTATACTCAGTTCAAGGTTGGCCTGCGGACAGTATTTTAAATTTATCGGTGGATATATAATGGCATATAACAATTCAAATAATGTACGTGATATAAGATACACGCATAAAGACTTTGCAGGGTTTAAGAATAACCTTATAGAGTACGCAAAAAATTATTTTCCTTCAACTGTAAAGGATTTTTCTGAAGCATCTCCAACTACAATGTTTATTGAGATGGCTGCATATGTTGGTGATGTATTATCATACTACACAGATTATGCTATGAAAGAAACAATGCTTTTGAGAGCTACAGAGAAGAAAAATGTATACTCAATAGCACAAGCATTTGGATATAAACCTAATCTAGCTACACCAGCAACAGCTAATATTGATGTACAGTGTTTAATCCCTGCAACCGGTACAGGAGCAAATATTAAACCAGATTTTGATTATGCTCCTACAATAGATTCAGGTATGACTGTTTCAACAACAACAGGTATAAAATTTCATACAACAAACACAATTAACTTCAGGTTCTCCAGTTCTGTAGATCCAACAGACGTAGCTGTTTACTCAACAGACGCTACAACAGGTCGACCAGAGTATTATGTATTTACAAAACAAGTTACAGCATTAAGTGGTGATAAGAGAATATTCCAGATAAGTGCTGGTGGAGCTTCTGAATATCCAACATATATACTAAACGCAGATAATGTGCAGAGTTTAGACTCAGTTACCGATTCTGATGGTATGAGTTGGACAGAGGTACCTTTTCTAGCTCAATCAACGGTATTTGATGAATCTGTAAATGATGTAGCAAATGATCCAACTAGAGCTGTTGGAGCAAAGGATACACCATATATCTTACAACTAAAAACAGTTAAACGACGTTTTGTAACAAGAGTTACTCCTGATGATAAAATAGAGTTACGATTTGGATCTGGTATTACATATGAGCAAGATGAGGTTATTGTACCAAGCCCGGAAAATGTTGGTTCAACATTACCTGGTGGTATAAATAATTTAGATAAATCATTTGACCCTTCTAACTTTCTATACACAGATACATACGGACAAGCACCATCGAATACAACATTATCAGTAACGTACATGGTAGGTTATGGTTTACAAGCTAACGTATCATCTAATATGATAAAAAATGTTATTAATAAAGTTGTAACATTTGATCGTACAAAGACATTAGTGAAAGGTACAAGGGCGGTTGTAGAAAGCTCTATAGTGGTTAGTAACCCGGAACCTGCTACTGGTGGAATGGGAGCAGAAGATATAGAAAGTGTTAGGCAAAATGCATTAGGCTATTATGCTACACAAAATAGGATGGTCACGCGTGAAGATTATGTTATTAGAGCTTTAAGTATGCCTTCTAGATTTGGTACTGTTGCCAAAGCTTATATAGCATCTGATGAGCAAATGCTCGCAGGAGAGGTATCAAGCAATAACCCACTTGCGGTTAACATGTATGTATTAACATATAATGCTAACAAGCAATTAACAACTCTACCACACGCAGCAAAAGAAAACTTAAGGACATACTTATCGCAATATAGAATGTTAACAGATGCTATTAATATTAAAGATGGTTATATTGTTAATATAAGTATTGATTTTGAAATAACAGTTTTACCTGGTCATAATTCTAATGCTGTATTATATAGATGTATAGATTCATTAAAGGATAAATATAATATAAAGAAATTAAGTTTTGCTAGTGCTATGTATAAAAAAGATATTTATTTATGTTTAGCAAATGTTGATGGTGTACAATCAGTTACAAATGTAAAGGTAGCTAACTTATATAATGGTGAATATTCTAGTCACAGATATAACCTCGATGATGCAACATATCAAGATGTTATTTATCCGTCACTAGATCCATCTGTATTTGAAATTAAATACCCTACCAAAGACATTAGAGGTAAGGTGGTAACATACTAGGGATTATTATGATAAAGACACTATACCCAATAAGAGACACGACATTATACCAAGCATCAGAAAGTGCTAACACCAGTAAAGATGAGATATTGGAGATTTCTAAATATGTATCAAGCTCGTTTGGTCCATTAGCAGTGACAAGACCTATATTGCAGTTTAATACAACCCCTTTATCTGCATCTCTTTCCGCACAAGGTATTAACACTCTCACTACTTCAGGTAGCTTAAGATACTTTCTTA